ATCCAGATGAACAAGCGCCGCCAGACCGGCAGGGGCTCACGACAGAACCACTTCCAGTGGGATTGGCGAGATGTCTCTAAGACCAGCCCTGAGTACAATAAGTTTATTAAAAAAGAGATGCTAAGAGTCGGAGAGGATTCAGATGAATTTCAAATGTCATACAGCTGCAAGTGGCTCCTTGAACGTGGGATGTTTGTCACGTCTACGGCGATGGATGAACTCGGTGACACGTCTCAAGAAGTGGTTAAGGCTTGGCACAGAACCCCGGTCATTGTTGGAATTGACCCGGCAAGGAAGATGGACTCCACCGTCGTCACTGTCGTATGGGTTGATTGGGACCGCCCTGATGAATTCGGATTCTACGACCACCGAGTCCTCAACTGGCTCGAAATCCAGGGAGATGATTGGGAAGACCAGTACTTCCAGATAGTTAACTTTTTAGAGGGCTACAACGTCCTTGCTGTGGGCGTAGATGCCAACGGTGTTGGTGACGCAGTAGCACAGCGACTAAGGCTGCTACTACCTAGAGCAGAGGTCCACTCTATCGGCTCTAGCCAGCAGGAACAGTCAAAGCGCTGGAAGCACCTAAGAACCCTGATTGAGCGCAGATTAGTTGGATGGCCTGCACACGCTAAGACTCGCCGATTGAGAAGTTGGAAGCGGTTCTATCAGCAAATGACTGACCTAGAGGTTAAGTTCCAAGGGCCTAACTTCTTGGCCCACGCTCCAGAGGAGGCTCACGCTCACGACGACTACGCCGACTCACTAGCGATTGCTTGCTCGTTGACAATGGAAATGACCATGCCGCAGGTAGAAGTAGCAAGTTCACCTTTTTATAGATAAATATAGTTTATCCTGAAAAATTAACCTTTTCGGTGAACACTTATATGGAGGCCTCAACCTTTTAGGAGATACTATGTCAATCGCCCCAGCACCAAAGTTCCCAGAGCGTCCGGGAACAACTTATGACCGCAAACTAACTCCAGCAGTTCCTGGCCAGCGTGGACCACTACGCTTCCAAGAGGGTATCGGAACCGACACCGATGTTCCAGTGGAGTTTTCTAAGGGAGCTATGCAGGGCTACGTACCTGCAGCCGGTCGTCCAAACCGCAACGCCCCTGTACACACCAAGACCGCAGAGGAGACCATGAGTGAGCGTGCTCACGTTGGTTCAGCCTCATGGGTAGAAGCAACCGACTTCCTTCAGGAGTTCTCAACTGGCTCGTTCCAGGACTACGGTCAGAACACCTACGAAGAGAAGTTCGTAAGTGGTTCACACCAGCAGCACCCAAACCCTGCTCAGGTACAGGACTAAGTTCAAAATCGTTAAACCCCGTCTGCCAATAGGCGGGCGGGGTTTACCTTCTTAAGGCGGTAGATTATGGCACTGATTAAGGGCCAAGAAGTAAAAGAAACCCCAACGCAGTACCCCGCCAATCCAAGACTCTGGAACATGATTACTACTCAGGCCAAAGTTAAGTTTGCCAAGTACCCTTCTCCAGCGGCAGCTCACTGGGTTCACCAGCGTTATGTTCAGCTAGGTGGCCGCTTTGTCGACTCTAAGAGAGACGTTGACCCAAAGATGCGCGACCTTGCCCAGGAAAAGATGGACAAGCAAGAAGAGAAGAGCAAAACTAAGGTTACTAAGGACGTAACAAAGCCAGTAACTCAGGGCAAGCAATTCAAGCGGTAAATATTATTTTACTGTACACTACTAATACATGTTGCACCTCGATAGCGGACTGGAAGCACTAAGCTAATGTCAATTGACTTTTCACCCCCCTCATATAGAGCCGCATCATCTGACCTTACTATCTCCATTTCCCCGCTGGGACTTGTTGAGCTTGCTGATGAAGAGTTTGAGGTTCACGGCCCTCGCCTAAATCGCTACTCACTAAACTGGGCCATGTATCTTGGCCACCACGCCTCGTACCGCCGCCAGGCCGGCGAGCCGTCTATTGTGCTAAATTATTACCGCGCAATCACAGACTTTATTATTAACTTCACCTTTAGCAAGGGCGTGCAGTTCCGCACAGCTAAGGCCAACGAAGCTATCATTCCTGCGCTTCTAGAGCGAGTATGGGAAATTGACAACAACAAGGCCACCGTGCTTTGGGAGATTGGTCAGCAGGGCGGTGTCTCTGGAGACTGCTTTATCAAGGTTGCTTACGAAGAGGGCTACCAAGATTCAGTTGGCGGCATCCACCCTGGACGAGTTCGCGTCTTGCCTCTTAACTCTTCATTTGCTTTCCCTGAGTTCCACCCTCACGACCGCGAGCGCCTTATCCGTTTCAAGCTCAAGTACCGTTTCTGGGGCACCTCGCTAGAAGGAACTCGCCAGGTTTACACCTACACCGAGATTCTTACAGAGGACATGATTGAGGAGTACATCAACGACGAGTTGATTGACTCACGCCCTAACCCGTTGGGAATTATCCCTATCATTCACATCCCTAACGTTCGTGTATCTGGCTCGCCTTGGGGACTTAGTGACTGTAACGAGATTATTAACATCAACCGTAACTATAACGAGATTGCCACAGACGTAGCAGACATCGTTAATTACCACGCCGCTCCTGTAACCATTATTACCGGCGCAAAGATTAACCAGCTTGAAAAGGGTGCCAACAAAGTTTGGGGCGGACTTCCAAAAGACGCTAGAGTCAGCAACCTAGAAGTAGGCGGCTCTGGTCTTAAGGGCGCTATGGAGTTCATGGACCGACTAAAGAAGGCCATGCACGAGATGACCGGTGTTCCTGAGACCGCCCTTGGTCAAGCGCAACCTATCTCAAACACATCTGGCGTTGCGCTTTCTATTCAGTTCCAGCCGTTGATGAACCGCTACCACCAGAAGATTGTTCAGTACGCCCACGGCATTGAACGCGTAAACGAGCTTATTCTTCGCACCTTGGCGCTCAAAGAACCTGAGACCTTGACTATTAACCCAGACACCTCTACTCCTCCTAAGCCAGACCAGCTAGTACAGCTAGACCCAGCTGACCCAGAGACTTACCGCACCTATTGCCACTTCCCTCCACCGCTGCCACTAGACAAGTTGATTATTCTAAACGAGGTGCAGTCCTTGCTATCACTAGGCTTGCAATCTAAGGAAGGCGCTTTGCGCGACCTTGGAGAAGAGTTCCCAGAGTCGAAGCTTCAGGAGATTCGTCAAGAGCTTATTGACGATGCTCTTGCTGAGGGTTCATTGAACTTGATTAAGACTGAGATTCAGAACGAGATTATGTCTCTTACTGGTATGTCTGTAGACCCTAACGGTAACGCAATGCCAGTTGCACCAGAGCAAGCAGCCGCTGCTCAACAGGCAAACCCTGGCACCCAAATCCTAGACCCTGCAATTATGGAAAACTTGCAACTTGGTGAAGCGAGCGTTAGAGCTCGACTCGTTACAGAGGCTTACGGAACTAAACTTCCACAGCGCCAAGTCCCGCAAGGTTATGAAAAATAGTCAGGGTTTAGCACCAAAAAAATAAAACTATCAAGTCATACTTGATATTGAAAATACACCGAGCGGTCATACGAGCTACGGACGCAAGTCCACATGGAAAACGACCTAAACAAACTAAGGATGCACATGGAAACAGCAGAAAACAACATTGCTGCAGAGGCTTTTTCAGCCGACGCAGGAGTGACTCCAACAGTAGTAAGCACTGACGCTGATGCGCCAGCTGCTACTCCCCTTGTAACTGAATCGGCCCCTAGCCCATCAAAGTCTTACAGCGATGATGACCTTGCTAAGGTTCGTGCTCAGGAAAAGGACAAACTTTATCCGCAAATTGAAAAGTGGAAGACTGAAGCTGAAGAACTTCGCAAAAAGCTAGAAGCCCAGGAAGCCGCAAAGCAGTCGGAAAAAGAAGCTCTAGATGCGGAAGCCCGTGCTAAGGCTGAAGCAGAGATGGACGTACGTGAACTTCTAAAGCAGAAGGAATCGGAGTTCAACGAGCAGTTGGGGCGTGAGCGTGAGGAACGCGAACGCGCCTTTGCACTGTTGGAGCGCGAAAAGCAGTTTGCTGACCTCCAGTCTTTTAGACAAGAAACTCTAGAGACTGAGCGGGAAAATATCATTCCCGAACTATTGGACCTCATCTCGGGTAACACTCGAGAAGAAGTCACACAAAGCATCGAGGGCTTGAAAGAGCGCTCAGCTAAAATTCTTGAGAGTGCTCAGGCAGCAATGCAGAACACTCGTAGGGAAATGACAGGTACAAAGACCACTTTGCCACCTGCCGGGCCACTGGACATTAATTCGGAGCAACGTAACTTTACGGCTGATGAAATCGCAGCCATGCCAATGAACGACTACGCGAAATACCGTCAACGTCTATTGAGTGATAAAGCTCAGGGACGCGGACAGGGACTGTTCGGGAACTAACCTCTCACCCACCAAAAACCACAAAGTCTTTAAGGAGACATAACCATGGCATCAGGTATTACCGGAACCGGCAATCTCGCCGCGTCCCCTACCTCATATTCGGGTACTAACACCCAGCTCACTCAGGCGATTCAGCAAATCTGGTCAAAGGAAATCCTTTTCCAGGCTATGCCTATCCTCCGTTTCGAGCAGTTCGCA